ATCACCAATACAAATAGTCTGGTGAGGTTTCCATTTAGCTAGAAACTTGCCAACTGTCTTTACTGCCTGTTCATTAAAAAAAGGTACTTGGAGATCACTAATAAAAGCGATTTTTCTCAATTAGTCCTCATCTTCGTAGGGGTCATAGTCTGGGTTAACAGGGTCAAAGTCAGGATTACTTGGGATTAACCAATCTGGAAATGTGTTTCTATCGCACATACCAAGTGCCTGATCTACTGGAAAACCTGCTCGCCTAAGGCTCAAGTAATACTCACGAACGCTTATAGCGTAAGCATCTAACCGAGTTAATACTTCCTCGTGTTTAAACTTACCTTTACGGCGTGTTATCTTTCGTTTTTTCTTTTGAGCCATAAGTAAATTCTACTTTCTTTCTGTGACAATCCTCAGTAATTCTTCTTGGCGAGTTTCTATTCTTGCTAATCTGTCAGCTAAAGAACTTCCAGAATTAGGCGTAAGAGTCCAAAGCCATCCTTTAATAAGATAACGCAGACCCAAAAAGAAAGAAGTTAATACGGCGGAGACGGCGGCGGCTAAACCAGCCCAACTTGTTGCATCCATTATTTCGCATTAACACCATAGTCAACCTCTGTACCAGAGGAAGGGTCAATGGCTTTCGCTATTGGTGCAATTACAGCGCCAAGTAAAGTTGCATAGGCAGGGTGAATATCTGCCACAATCGCTAACGCAACAGTAATGCCAGAAGCGGCTACTGCTCTTAAATAAGACTTAATTGCAGCCTTATGCTTTCTTGATAACTTCATCTGTTCCCCCTAGTAGTGGTATGTCAAAAGGTTTGCCATTTTGATTCGGTTTAAAAGAAATATGGATGTGCTTATTATGCGGATTCAACCCACGATACTTAACCCAACGCCAAAAAGATTTAGCTGAACAAATCTTGCCCATAAAAATTACATAAAGTATGCGTCTATCACCTTGTTTTGCTGCAAGTCGAATTTGATCTGCCAGATAGATTGCAATTCCTTGTTCTTCAGAAATGCGAGCGTCAATGTCCAATGCGCATACTTCACCTTGCTCGTTGGGATTGTGTTGAGATAGAGAACCTCTAGACTGGTGACGCAAATCGCCAATCCACCCATCCAAGCGCTTAACACGATCTGGGTAGGCAAGATTTAATTGTTCTCTAAATTGAGACGCAGCCTTTGATAACCAAGGCTTCATTAACCGTTTATTAACGCTATTATTTGATCTTCGGTGAAACCCAATTCTTTTAATTTGGCTATACCTTCTTGGCGATTTAATATCCTCAGTTCTTGTTCAGTAGGTTTTGCAATATGGGCTTTTATTGCTGTTTCAATTTGTTCTTCAGTTACATCTGAATTTTCTGCTGCAATAATAATTTTCTTTTTTGGATCATTAAAATCACCGCATAAACCTTTGCTGCCCAATTCTTGATCTAATTGTTCTAAGTTAATTTCCTTTGATGTTATAGCCATTTTATGACCCCAAATCTATTACAATTATTTGACGATTTTGAAAACTTGAAGTTCCAGCGCTAGTTTTGTATTTCATTGTGAAAGTATTTGATCCTGCGGTTAAAGTAGTCAATCTGCTTACTGAACTAAATTGTGCTCCTGCATATCCATTTGGGTAATCAGTTTGAAATCTGCCACCTGTGTCATCTGTTGCCGATATGGTAGTAGCACCGCTTACGGCATAAGCAAAAAATCCTGTTTCACCCGCTGTTCCCAAAATTACTCTAGCAGTCATAATTACCAATGCTTTTGTGCCTGTTGTAATAGTTACTGCTGGACCAGATGTTGCTAAATCGGTGTAACTTGTAGATGTGGTTGATTGAGATGTTGCGACTGTTGCAGAATCACTTGAAGGTGCTGATGAGGCAGGAGTAGCCCAACTTGGCAAACCACCTGAGACTGTGAGTACTTGCCCCGTGCTACCAATTCCGAGGCGGGCAGGTGTTGAACCACTTGAAGAATAAATAGTATCGCCAGTAGTAGTCATTGGATTTACCATGCCAGTTGTATCTAAGTTCGCCCATGCAGAACCTGTATAGTAAGTAGTTACATTGGTGTCTTTTAGATAAGCAAAATTACCTTCTTGAGGTGAAGTAACCGCAGCATCTCTAGCAGCAGCGCTGGCAAAAACCCATACGCCTTGCATCAAATAAGTATTTACATCTGCGGCACTTAATACATCACCTGTATTAAATGTCTTAAATCCTGCGCCTGCTGCCATAGTTTGTTCTCCCTTAGTGTCTAATTATATCTCAATAGCTGAGAATATCCTCGCCAATTACCCCATAAGTACTGCTGCCTAAAATGAACCCATCTGTTATAGGTTCTAAGGTGGTATAAACAGCCCTGAAGATATTTGGAGTGATTTCCCAATTTACGCCTTGAATCTGTAAATTTTTAGTAATTGTTGAGCCATCTGGTTGTATATTTGAAATTAGAACATTGTCAAAATAATCCAAGTCAAGCATTGTGCCATTAGGCACTAATGGGTCATATAAATCAACAGCCATCTGGTCTATTCGGATTGTAGTATCTGCTCTAGTAGCTACATAAATTGAGGCTATATTTAAAGCCTCGGCGTCTGTATCAATTACTAAATCACTAAAATTGACCACATGCGGGAAGTATTCGGCAACTGAATCTACATCTGTATAAGTCTGACCTGTACCGCCAATGCGAGTAACGGTTGATTTATTGACAATGAGTTTGTCATCAAAAGCAAAAACAAGGTTTGTATAAGGTATATCACCTGTTTGATTAAATTCTATTGGTGTTCCACCAGCGCTTGAAATAGTATTGCTGCGGTTTTTAAAAACTGCGTTACCTTCAGGGTTAATAAAAAAAGCGCCTTGTTCTGAAGTTTCCACATTTTTTAAGGCTGCTAATGCAGTTCTAGAAGTAGCAGGGTCAGCCTGAGTTAAAGAATCACCTGTATCTATTGACCTCATTGATACTGGAAAATCTACGGTATCAAGAATTTTATCAATTCTAGTTCCTGTATCTTGACCTGCTGCCTGTCCAGTAACGGAAGTAATAGCAGCCATTTGAAATAACCTAAAAGCATCTGAGGCATTTATATCTACATAAGATATTTCTTCAGCCTTATCATAAGTATAAACATAATCAGTAGTGTAACCACTAAACAAATAATAAGTAACCCCTGCATAAGTAGCGCTAATTCTTAATTTTCTTAATGGTGTTAAATAACCATAAAGATCAGAACTGGTATTTTGTGGGTTAAATCTTCCGTTTTGATCGTAAATCCTAACGGTACAAGTTCCTGCCTCGTATGTGTCTCTAGGTATATTTCTGCCACGCCTAATACTTATGCTTCTAGCTACATCTGTTAAATTGATAACTAAGGCAGGTGCAGTTGAATCAGACAAAAGACCTGTACCTAACACACCATTTACAGGGTCATCTAAAGTAAAAGGATTACCAAAAGTAGCCCCAGAACTAAAATTTAGGCTTACATCTAATACAGGTAGTGTCATATTATCTAAAAGGGCTTATTGTAGAAAAAGAACCAGAGGCAGAATCGTTAATAAAACCGTTTCTAACTTGATTTAATAAATCAGTTGTAGCGCCATTTATATTGTAGTTATTAACAGTAGTTCCTGCTTGTCCAAAAGGTGTGCCGACATAATTTAAAGCCATGTCATAACCACCCTCTGAACCAATATAATTGCTAACTAATGAGCCAGCCTGTCCAAAAGGTGTACCAACATATCTACCAGCGGCATCATAACCCATATTCATTGATGCCAATAATCTTTTTAATGCTTCAATTTGTGCCAGTAATAAATCAATATCACTTGACCAACCGCTAAACGGATACAGCGCCCTAGGTAATTTAGCAATAGCATCTGCAAGATTAGTGGTTTGTAATTGAGATTTAAATAACTCAGTTGCAAGTTTTTGAGCCTCTGTAACATTTTCTTGCAATAAAGCCATTTGTAATGACAGTCTCAATTTTTCTTGATCTGTAATTTTGTTTTGTAAGGCTGCATAAATTTGAATCTGTTCAAGATCAAATAAACTAGAAATCTGTTCTAATTTCTTTCGGTCTGCCTCAATCTTTTTACGCTCTTCAATTAAAGCCTTTTCTTTGGCAAGAGCCGCAGCCCTTTCTCGGGCTAGTTTCTTCGCCTCATTTTGTAATTTTTTTTCTTCTTTTTGTAAGGCTGTATAGTCAAATTTCATAGCCATTGGGTTAAATGGTTTATCAAAGTTTAATTTGTAATTAAATAATGGTGACTTAGGGCTAAGAGTAGGGTTTTTTAATCCAGTTTTAGTAATGTTAATAAAATCGCCAAATCCAGATATTAAACCTGAAATTTTATTAGCTAATGTATCTATGCCGCTACCGTATTTCTCAGGGTTTCCAAAAGCCTCATCAAGTGCGCCGACTAAAGCGCCACCAATCATCTCTTTAGCATCCTCAGTTTTAGCCTTGAGAATATCCATCTTGCCAGCAAAAGACTCAGCCGCTAATGTTGCCTGACCATCAAATCTCTTAGATAAAAATTCAACAATTTGATCTAAGTCCATTGTCTTGGCTTCAGCAGCAGTAAGACCTACACCTAAACGAAGTAAAGCGGTGTTCTGTCCAAGGGCAGCCTTGCTTAATGCGGCTGTTACTGAGGCTAAATCTTTTGTAGTACCTGCTGAGGTATCTAATGCAACCTGCAATAATGTTTGTGCTTTTTTAGCATCTAAAGTTGCATTGACCAATGAAGTAAACGCAGGTCTCAACTGGTCATCAAGAACACCAGTAGTGTTTTGTAAGTTCTGAATAAATCCAGCGGTGCTAATTACTGCATAAGATTGACCTAAGTTTTGTAATGTTTTAGATAATGCACCAGCAGCCTTTTCATCTTCGGCAAAAGCCCTAACTGCGTTTTTACTAAATCTTAAAGTCTGGTATGCACCAAAAGCCACACCTAATGCCTTGGCTGATCTTGTTAATGTAGCTAATGATTTACTTGCCGCTTTTGCGCCTTTGTCAACATAGGTACTAACAATAGGGATTTCAATACCGTTGGCACTCATGCTGCTAATCCTATTCTACGCTTTAGACTTGAATTAAATTTAGTGGTGGCAGTATTTATTGCTTTAAAAGTTGCCTTAGTTACTCTGCCTTGATCTTTTTTAAATGCAGCATAAAGCAAGCGACCTTCATTTTTCCGCCCCTTGCCTATGCTTTCTAATCTAGCCTCATCATTGATTGCAGTAACAAACTGGTAACCAGCAAAAGGATTATTGCTGTTGTAGTTTCTTGTTGAACGCTGTCTAGTCTGCCCTTTATATTTGTATGTGCCTTCAAATCCTTGAACATAAGAACCACCATAAACGCTTTGAATTGGTGAGCGACCATTAGGGTTTTTTCTTCCGGCTGTTTCGTAAATAGCACCAGCAGCAGACCTGTTTAACAATCTATAAGTATTAACAAATCCAGAAGAATTACGGCGTGAGCGCCCTAAAGAATAAGTTAGACCTTTACGAATAATATCTGGGTTATATTTAGGAAAGCCTCTTACCTTGCCAGCAGTACGAGATACAACTTCTTTACCTTGATCTTGCCAACCACTCAACCCTTGAATCTGGTTAGGAACATTACCTCTGGCTTCTTCGACTACTACACGCATTGCAGCGCGAATCTCTTTGTTCATCTCTTTGTAAAGGTCAGGCGCAAACTTCTTTAAGGCTTTTTGAGCCTCAACGATACCTTTTACCTCTACTGGCATTTTCCACCTTTTTTGATCTATCCTT